ATTTTTTCTGCCTTTGAGTGGTGGCCTTGTGCGCCTAAATTGAGCTAGTTTTTTGCCTATGTATTTTTTGCCATTAGTAATATTTGTAATCAAGTAAACAAACCCTACTACACCTTCGGGTATTTCCTCAACTGGTTCATCATTGTATAGCCATGTCATGTTTATTATATAGTAAGATGCTACCAGCTGGTTGCATATTCTTGATTTACAACTTTACAGTTGCATTTTGTTTTACATTCTTGCCATCTAAACTGCCTGAATTCGGTCTGCCAAAAATTATCATTAAGTATATTCTGCAATAAATTTTTGTTTAAGTCAAATTGTTTTGCTAGTTTATGCCATTCTGAGTTGTGATTATATCTATTTGCTACCCAACAACAAGGATATAATAGTCCTTGACTATTGATATACAAACCCTTGTTGCCTATTTCACACAAAGGAATAATATCTGCTTGTTGTGTGGAGTCATATAGATCCTGATTAATTTGATGTACTCGTTCTGACCGTGCTCTTGGTGTTAAATGTACATGCTGGCGTTCAAATCTTTGTGTACTACTTACATATTCAGCACCGGGCTCTAGTGGATCATCTGCTCCATAATTTTCATACACACTACCAAATTTTGTGCTCAGTGTTACCTGAAAAATATCTGCGCCATTGTCTTTAGCAATAGCCTGCATTAGATCCAAATGATCTTGATTGAATCTAAATGCAATAGCGGCCCAGGTAATCAGACATTCGCTGTTCTGTCTTAGAGTCTGCATACCCTGCATAATACTATCCCAATTAGAGTTTACCCTGTACAGATTATTGGAATCATTATCATAGCCGTCTATACTAAAATGAACAGTATCCCCACTGTCTAACACATTGCCTAATTGTGTCCACCATTCTCTACTTTTGTAACTGCCGTTTGTAACTAATACAAACTCAACTGGTTTTATACTTTTAATATATTCAATTACAGGAATAAGATCATGAGCATATATAGGATCGCCATCATCTCCACAAAACGTAATTTTTTCCAAACGGGTTTCTATAAAGTCGGGTGTAAAGTGGCGTTTAAAAAAATCTAAGTTTAGCTCAGTGTTTATTAGCCCATCAGGAACTTCTTGCCTGGGACAACGTGGACAACGCAGAGTACACTTACTGCTAATTTCTATATGAAAATGCCAGTCTGCTAACACAATTCTACCTCACGTTGCCATTGATTTTTAAAACTATTTTGCATTGTGCTACATGTTCTTTTGCAAGTTGGATGGGGTGTATCAGTATTCCATGTTGCCTGCACATCTGCCATTTTTAATGTGTTATTTAGATCATTGCCTAACCAACAGCAAGGATGTACATCTCCAGTCGCACTTATATACACGCTGGATTCTTGCAAAGCCATACAGTTAATATTGCCCTGTTCTATTCGTGGGCTTTCATAACCTACGGGAAATTCTAAACCATCTATAAAAGCTCGTTTGCTAACTTTTGCTCTAAACCATTTAAATCCCAGCGTTTTTGCTAATTCCATGCATTCATCAACCTGGTGCTGATTGTGTTTGTACACTAGCATATCCCAGTGAGCATTTCCACCAGCGTTTATATAACTTGTACAATTATCAATTAACTTATTCCAGATAACATTACGTCTATAGATGTGATTTGTATCTTCTAATCCGTCTATACTAAAAACCACATAGTCTGCAGGAAGCATAAAAATCTTAGCAAGTTGCTTCCACCACTCAACTGACTGCAAAGCACCGTTAGTATTCATGCCTAGTGTGATGTTGTGGTTGATACTTCTAAAATATCTGTAGATTTCCAATGTGTTGCGCCCAGCGGCTGGATCACCGTAGTTACCACACATAAACATCTTATCCAAACTCTTTATAATATCAGTACCAAACTTCGCTTGTATTTGTTCTATTGATAGATGGCTATGCGAGTCAGTAAATGCAGGATTGGTTGATCTACTGCATAGCGGACACTCAGCCTGGCATACATCTGTTGATTCTAAATGTAATACCTTATACAACTTCTACATCCGTATCATAACTTGTAAAGCCATTCTCTTTAACAACTTTAAGTATATTGTTAACACGCCCACCAAGTTCGTCCTTGTGGCTAACCAGCCACACACTCTTGTTACGATCACGGCTCATTTTCTTAAGGACTGCTAGTGCGCTTTCAACACCGCTAGCATCCATGCCACTATCAACAACTTCGTCAATAAACAGTAAATTGATAGGATGATACAAGCTTTCCCATACATCACGGAACGCCCAACTTAGACTTAAAATAAGTCTATTTCGTTCGCCTCTACTGAGATTATCAAAGTCCAAGTCGCGGCCTAGTTCCTGTATTTCCACGCCTAAATCGTTCATAAAACGAACAGTGTGCGGTAAGCCCATGCGTCCAAGATAGTATGTTAGCCGTGCGTTTAAGAACTGTAGGTTTTGATCTATAATACGTTTGCGTATAAAACTGTCCTTGTTGGTAAGTAGCTTGAGTAAGAAGTCCTGATGGTCGCGTAGTTTAGCAAGTTCATTGATAGTGTCCCAACTTACTTGTTCGATACCCTGACTTTCCATTTCTTCAATTTGTTCTGCGTAAGGATCTTCATCCTCTGTACGTTTGGTTAGTTCCTTTTCCAAACTAGCCACTGTAGTACGATGGTTGTAAGCATCGTCGATGGTATCATAAAACACCTGCGGCGCAACGCCAAGTTCGCCTTCCTGCAATACATCCATATGGTCAGCACGTTGAGTTTCGTTAGCAAGTATCTGCATTGCAGCTTCCTGCTTCTGTTCCTGCTTGCTGGCTAGAATTTCTTCCTGCGTAGTATCATGAATATCCTGCCCACAAGCATGACACTTGTGTTCTTCAAGTAAACTAATTTCTTTATCTAGTTTACCGATAAGTTTATTCTGCTTGTCATTGTCACTATCAATGCTACTAATCCAACGCTCTGCTTCTTCACGCCGTTTCTTTTGCACGTAAAAGTCTTCTAACAGTTTATGATTAGCAAGTTCACTGTCGATGTCAATGTGTGCTAGATCCTCAATGCCAGACTTTAGTTTCTTTACGTCCTCATCACGCTTTGCATGCCAGAGTCGCTGACGTTTCTTAAGACTGTCAATCTGTTCAGCAATGCGTTTATTAGCATCCTCAACTGCTTTGATACGATACTCTTCTTCAGTAATCATATCCTTAGTTTGCTTGCCTAGTTCCTTTAGTTTCTCTGCCTTTTCACTTAGTAATGTGATGCCCAGCATTTGCTCAATAATAGCGCGCTGATCATTAGCACTCAAACTAAGGAACGGCTGTGTATAGGTATTAAGAGCAACAAGATGTTTAAACATCTCGTGGCTCATACCCAACAAGCGTTCTATCTCAGTCTGAGTTTCACGGTTCTCACCCTGCTGTTCTTCTGTCTCAATCTCTCCAACTGTAAACTTTAATACATTAGGCTTCCGCCCACGTTCAATATGATACTGTTCGCCGTTTAGCTCAAAGTCAACAGTAACTAACATATTTTTACTGTTGGTCTTGTTAATCAAGTTGTCACGCTTGATATTAGTAAGAGCTTGACCGTAGAGAGCATAACTCAGTGCATTGATGATTGTGGTTTTACCCGTGCCATTTCTGGCGCCAGAATCATCACCTCCTTGATCTAAGTTTTCACCAAGCACAAGAGTTAGGTCTCTACGGTCAAAGTCAATAGCCTGGGTTTGGTTACCCACGCTCATGAAGTTCTTTACTGTAAGGGTATTAATTTTAAACATATTATATTATACTATAGATTTTGATAGATATCCAACATAAGAGTTTTGTCATACTGTGGACTATCCAACTGTGTGAGGTGTGACGTTACAATGCTGTCCACACTTTCAAAGTTGACTTCGCCTTCAAACTCTTGTGCGTGATCCTCTTCGCCAACTCTAGGTATAAGAGCAAGTTCACGTAAACTAAACTCTGGGATAAACTGCTCCTTGATAAAGTTTGCTTCTTCGTAGCTGATGTCAATGTCCAGTTCAACACGACAATACATATTGGGTTTTAGGAGTTTGTCTGTGTTTTCTAAAATATCACTTAGCATGTAACGTCTGTACTTGGGAGCATCAGGCCAGGCAATATATTCCGGATCTTTGCCCCATTCTAAAATCATTACGCCACGCTCGTCGTCGCCTACATCAGCATAGTTATGAGGAAACGCATTACCAATGTATGTGATGTTTTTGTGCGTCTGTCGCTTGTGGAAGTGACCAGTAAACACGGTTTCACTACGCAGGTCTTCACGCTTGAGTTCACCCACGTCAGGCATACGCACCATTGCGTTCATGTAGAAGTTAGGCAGTTCCAAATGACCAAACATATACTTGGCTTCAATCTTAGGAACTCGAGCAAACTCTTTACCCACTAGCCAGGGCATAACACAGACATCGCCTTCTTCTGTGATGTCATCAAACAGTCGAACATTGTCCCACTTCTTAGCCCACACTACACTGTTCATTTCTCGTGTATCACGATAGTGCTCATCATGATTGCCAGGAAGGAATACCACCTGTGCAAAACTATCACTTAGCTTATCAAATGCACGAACACTGTAGTTTAGTGTGCTGATGTTTAGACTGGCACGATTGTGGTGCCAGTCGCCCAAGAACACACAGGTTTCGCAGTTGTTGGCCTTGCCCTGTTCAATAACAAAGTCAATAAAATCCAAACAGTCCTGATTGTGCGTCTTACTGTTGGACTTTAGACCAAAGTGAATGTCTGTGAAGAAAATCGCTTTTTTAAATAGATTCATGATTAAGAAGTTTTACGATCTGCGTTGGAAAACTGTCTTGTATAACTTGGATTTAGACCATTCTGTTCTAGAATGTCGTCTCGAATATTCTGGCCACGCTTCTCTAAATTTAGAACTCTAGTAAAACTATTAGTGATAATGGCAGTGTAATATGCAAATGGATTTTGACTTTTGCTTTCATCAAACTTTAGACCAATTTGACTTAATTGTAGCAGCGCAGAACTTTGCATTTCATCGTTGTAGGTATAACCTCGCCAATTACTTCTAGTGCCGTATCTTTCAACTAGTTTCATGAACATACGTGCTAGAGTATTTGTCATTTTTCCATGATCACAACTAAAATAACCATTCTCCATGCCACCAACCCAATGACTTTTTCCTACACAAACTAACTCATCATTATCATTAAACTTGTAATGCTGGAATGGTGGGAAGTTGCACACTACATGATGATCACTAGTAGTTTTTGGATTTTTCTTTCTTCCGGGTTCCAATGGTATATGATCATATGTCATAATCCGAAATACGACGTCAAGCTTGTTAATTTTTTTCCAATCTAGTGTAAACTCAGCTAATTTACACTTTGGATTAACTTCTGATTCAGCTTCATAGGCGGCTCGTGCTAGTCGATCGGCCCTGTTGCGCTTAGCCTGTGCAACAGTTCTAATATTAACTTTGCTAATGTTGGGCAGTACTAAATCATAATGGTTATCATCTTCATTAACAAAGCTGCAATAACTATTTTTGCTTTTATGTATTTCTTTTAGGATGTCTCTATTGTTTAGGTATTTTCTAGCTTTCATGAAATTTCCTTAAATATACCCATATTATACATGCTATAAATATAGAAAGCAATAAAAAGGTGACTTGTTTATGGTTGATATTCCTAAATTTCCCAATATCGGCAGTGGTATAATTGGAAATGTTTTTAATAAGGTGGCCGGCCCTATACTTAACAACTCAGACGCACGTCTTAAGAATGCTGGGTTAAATCCAGGCGCCCAAAATGTAACACCAAATGCAAGTATTGGTCAGGCTAGGTTTAAAGATCAGGATCTAAGAGCTAGATTAAGCCTAAGTCCAGGCCAAGCTAACATGTTTTACAAAGACAGCAGCAATCAACTTCTTGCTCCACTACGAGCCACAGATGGTGTTGTTTGGCCATATACCCCTACAATAAACGTTACCTATGCAGCAAACTATACTGGTACTAATCTAGCACACACCAACTATACTCAGCAGAATTACAGTCACAGCAGCATTGATAGTATCAGTTTAGTTGGACAGTTTACGAGCAATACTCCTAGTGAAGCAGCATATGTACTAGCAGTTATTAACTTCCTAAGAGCAAGTACTAAAATGTTTTACGGCCAAGATAACTTGAGAGGAACGCCGCCGCCTGTGTTAAGATTTAGTGCATATGGTGCTTATATGTTTAACAGCGTGCCAGTGGTTGTAGCAAGTTACAACTCAGATCTAACTGACGCTTACGATTACATGGAGGCTAGCGTGCTTAACTTTGATGAACAGGGAGACTTTTTAGCTGACACATCCATGGTTCCAACATTGTTAAATGTTAACGTGAGTCTAATACCAGTTGTTACTCGTACACAAACAACTCAATTTAGTTTGGAAGCGTATGCACGTGGTGATCTAATTGGAAGCAAGTATGGAGCAGGAGGTATGCCATAATGGCCGATGTAACTTATAGCCCAGATAGTCTGTATGCTAACACACAGTTCGCAGGAAATTATTTGGATATATTAACATATAGAAATATACCAGCAAAGAAGGATGACGTATTGTTCACGTTGACAAATATCTATGAGTACAGGCCAGACCTACTAGCACATGACTTATATAAAAATTCCAATTTATGGTGGGTGTTTGCAGTAAGAAACCCCAACCAGTTTAAGGATCCTATATTTGACTTTGTAACTGGAATACAGTTTTATTTGCCCAAACAAACAACCATACAATCAGTACTAGGACTATAACATGAGTGTGGGTCCACTAAGTAATAAAGAATTTGCCAGCTATCAAGAGACAATTAAACGGCGCGAAAGCAGTAGCAATTATCGCGCTGTTAATAGTTTAGGCTATAGTGGCGCTTATCAGATGGGAGCGGCAGCTCTAGTAGATACTGGATTGGTCGACACTAATGCCTACTTACAGGCTCAACGTTCTGGCAGATTTAATCAGAAAGAATTTCTAGAA